GCCACCGAGTAGTTCGTCGAGTTCCTCCATCATACCGAGGGTTAAACCAGGGTAGCGTTGGATGAGCTCATCGTTCGTTACGGAGAAGGAGGTGTGAGTGGTGGAATGGTCAACCTTGTACTTGAAGTACGAAGATACATCAGACAGAATTCCATCTGCGCAAGAGGCTTTCATCGCATCGATGAGCGGACATGAAGTCCGCGGATAAGCACCCTGCAAGAGAGATTTCTGGAAGTTGCGGGCTCGAAGGTTGAGTGGTCCGCGTCCAGGTAAGTCACCATGACAACAACCAGACAGTCTGAGCAGCACACCGAGATTGAGCATCGCTCGCATTTCGCCGGTCGTATCCAGCACAGGTGAGTGTTTCAGAAATTGAATCTGGTGGTAGTCATAATTGATATCGCATGTGACTTTATAGCCAACGTTGGCGCATGCGTACATTATTTGTTGCTTCACAGTTTCACGGGTCCCGGTGAAAGTGGTCTCAGCCAACGCCTCATGTAAGAGGATGCACGACAGATTGTTGATTGCTGTCGTGAGTGTACTCCCAGAGTACAACGATGGATCATCCATCTGCACGTAGACACGACTCCGGCTGCCATCATCCAACGATTGAACGTAGAACGGTTTGCAACACTGAGCGACGAGGTTTGCCATATCCGACTGCAAAGAGTCGGGCATAATATCCACAATGGTCTTGAATATCTCAGGCCCATGTGACGAATCACACGAGGAGATATCTACATTGTAGCTATAGACTTCACCGTTGACCCTCACTGAGAAGCAAGAGTCGTCTGAGAAGTAGGCAAATGACTTGGTGTTCCGTGGCTCCCACAAATCTCGAAAGACGGCGAGAAGCGACTCTTGATCCGGAGACTTGACAAACGTTGCTTCGCTGTCATGTCTGACCAGACCCATTTCGCTCATCGCCTTCTTTAAGAGAAAGGTGATGAAGAATCCTTGCAAGGAAGCGCACACACCGAGATCCCCTATGGCTCTCGGATACTTCCCTGGCTTAGCCCACTCGAACTTTTTCAACTTGTAAAGGACTTTCCGCAACCACACTCTCTCAGCGTGGGTGCCTCCCTCCAGCATTTCTTGCCATGCCTGCTGGCGAAGGAGTTTCTTTGCATGATCATCGTCAATATGTTCTTCGCAACTCTCCGTGGTGGTCAACCACGGTTCGAATACATGCATGAATTGTCGCTTCATTTGTTGAATAAGTTCGGGGTGGGATCTGACAAAGCGTTTTTGCCAAGCCCTCGAATCGTGATGCCAATGCCGATAATTTGTATGTTCATCGGGGTGTGACTTATAAAAGTCTGGTGGCTCGCGGAGTGCAGTCATACGTCGGACACAGAGCATTTGGCTCTCATCACACGCGGCGTATATGACCCCGGAATGGTCGACATTGGCCCAGAACAGTGTGCGATAATACCCGTCTTGAGTATTGGGATCGTACACCCAACTAGTCCTGAAATCAATGTCACCATTTTTCACGAATTTGTCCCCGGCTAAGATCATCATATCTTCGCGCGGGTAGAAGGCTTTGCCCATAACGCTCGGACAGAGCACTGGGTTCGTAGTTGTGACTCTAACTACGCCCCGGTTGTGCCTGCCATAGACACACCAGGGACCAAGACGTTTGGGGGCTGAAAGTTCGCCTTGACTTGCACCATATCACGTCTGATGTCTCGAAGAGTCATCATGTTGACAATCCATGCAAAGGTGTTCTCGACTTTTTGAGAGTCGAGGGAACCGAGGAATGGAATGATCGTGATCGCCTCGCGCGCGAGGGTGGCAAACAATGAACTTGACGCAGCACCACCAGCCGTTATGGCTCTTGCAGGAAAAATGCGACTGCATAGCATGAGATTTTTTGCTACGCGTGGATAAATGAGAGCGGGCGTGTAATATTCATACGCCCCCCGAATCAAACTACTCTCAAGTCGCTTCTGCTTCGAGACATAAAGAGCGGTGGCACCATGCCGGAAAACGCTCTTCTTTGTCTCTCGCGTGGGCCACAAAGTACGAAACAATGATCCCTCTGGATCGTGGTATCGACAGTACTCTGAGGTGACGCTTTTCAACCGGGCGAAGACAGCAGCGGCTATCTTGTCGGTGACCCTGGATGCACACTGACCTTGAGCGTACCTATCGTTGCTGAGCAGCTCAACATGTTGGATGGGTTCTCTCGTCTCGCGACCGAACTTGTCGCGGTAGTGTGTGAGAATCAGTTGCTTGTCGCGATCGACGGAGTTGATCACATCCTTTCCGGCCTGGCTCAATGCATCTTCTGGCGGTACTGGGATACGATCTGGTCCGATGACCAGCAACGTTGGCTTCTTCTCACCTCCACTCTCTGACTCAGCGTCGGGGGCGCTGGGTTCTTCTTTTTCTTCGGCTGATGGTGGAGGCTCATCAACCTGTCGCTCATCGCTGTCGGAATCCCCCCCGGATTCGTCGGCGTGCTTCTCGTCAGAAGAGTGCTTGTCTGACGGGGGTGCATTCGGGTCACCCATCCCAAGCATCAAAAGATGCGCCTCTGGCTCGCAAAAACCGTGAATGAGTGACTCCCTCACGAGTCGCTCACATGTGTCCCGATCCCCATATGTGTATGAGGGCAGGACTACAAAGACACCATTCTGTGCCAATTTCGACACTAGAGCCTTCAGTTCAGTTTTTGCTTCCGTGTCAACTGGCTCAAACAGTCGACGTTGTATGTCATGTTCCGCAATCTTGAGTCGGATTGGGAGGCTAAGGCTGTGATCAAATCCGGCAGCCACCCAGGATCTGTCATTGTGCAAGTCTCGTCGCTCGGTCACTCCATAACCAGCGGTTGTGACATCGTAGATGATCTCGTCCATCACCTTGCACATTTCGCGTTCCGCCTTGGAGAAACCAAGGGCGTCAACGTCTTCATCAGCGCGGGACTGGCGCTTGTCTTCTCCCACACTCATGACGACCGTAACCTTGTCAGCCCGTTCTCCCTTTCTTTCTGTCTCCACCATCGCTGGTGGGTCCTGTGGTTTGCCAATTGGCGTCAGAATTGAAAGGGAGTTTGGGTTGGAAAGGTGGACATCAAAAGTACCGAGAGGGTGGAAGTGATCTTCCGCATCACATTCCGAATCATAACACAGCTTGAACGTGTGCATCAGGGTGGACTTTGCTTTGCCATCCTTAGCGTTCCGGCCAGAGTTGCTTTTCTCTGCCGCGCGTCGCTTTGCACCGGTGAATTGATTCTGCTTCACACGATGATGGTGGTTTTGGGTAAAACAAGGAGTTGTCTTACAAGCCTCATAGTGCTC